GTTTCAATACGAAGAACATTATCAATTACCCATTTACCATCAGAAGCTCTTAATACATTATTTTTTGGTAAAATGATGTCAACTTCATCATTAAAGAGCATTCTGAATAATAGTTTAAACGCACTCTCTGAACCTTTTGCTAAATACAAAGGCAGAACATTTTTAATTAAAAATGCTTTATCAACCTCAACATCTTTTGGTATGAGTGTAGCATAACTATTAAAAAAGTTAGATTCAAAATCATCAATAGATAAATCAACATCGGAAAGATATTTTAAGTCTTTCGCTTTGTCTGTTAAATCGTTTAGTTGGGTGCCTTGTTGTGTTTCAAGGTATTCATAGTAAGCTTCCAAGAATGTGATGAATAGGGGATATTCTTCCCGAATAAACTCTGGAACTTGACGATTAACAAGTAATGAGGTTTTTAAGTCAGACATTAAATAGCTTCAAGTGTTGTTACAATAGATGTAGGATCGTCTTCATCAATGGTAATAATGGTATTACGAACCGATTGTATAATTCCTTTTTCCGATTCAATAGTCAAACGGATCAGTCCATCATCTGTGTCTATTGAACGAATATTGATGTCATTAATAATAATTTCACCGGTATCATAATCAATTGTACCAGCTGTTGAATCAACAATTTGTCTTTCAGCGTTTGTGTCATAGTAAATTGTTCTTAATGAGCTTGTGCGAGCATCAATCACAGCCGTAGCTGTTGCACCATATCCATTACCACCAGTAATCGTTATAATAGCACGAGAATAATCAATACCACGGGTTGTCACCTCAATGCTTTGAATTGAACCGTTGACAACGGTAGCAGTAGCAGTAGCACCTGTTCCATCACCAGTAATTGTCACGGTTGGTGTAGTTGTATAACCTGTACCTGGATTTGTAATTGAAATTAAACTGATACCTGAATATGATTGAGGTATTTCTTCAAATGTTACCGTTCTTGCCACACCATTAGAATCGTTAACACCAAATTCTGACGACACTAATTTATTTGAAATAGTACCACGATGTAAAGGCACATTAAAGTTAATTGTATATGCTTGACTTTCACCAATGGTTGGCTCAAATCGTTTTTGCACACGAACAATAGCTTCTGAACCAAGAATAGCATTCATGTCTGTTTCATCAACATCATCTTGCAATTTAGAAAGAATAAAACGAGTATCAAATTTATTTAATTCTCGGTCACGATAGGTTAAAACTGCATTTCTTATATTTTGTTTAATTGCTGTTTCAGAACTGCTTGTTTTTTTAGGATCATATTGAACGGTATTTTCAATAATGAGATATAGATATTCTGGATCCAATATTTCAGTTTGAACAGCTACAATAGTTTTAGGTGAAATAATCTCATCAATAATTCGTTGTTTTTCTGTTTCTGAAATATAATAATTAGCTGTTGGTTTCAATGAAACAAATACTTTACCATAAACACGAGGAACATTATCTTCACCACCCCATACCGATACAGAATCAAGGTTTGGATAATTGTTTAGAATGTATGATTCATAATCTTTAAATGTGACCAAACGATTTTGTGTTGAAAATTGAGCCGCAGCTGAAAATTTAATATCATCCACAGATTCACGGTCAGCGCCACCTGCAGCTGCACTCACCGGTGTAATCGTAAAGTTTGATTGTGAATTACCCAATGAATCGGTGAGTGTGGCTGTGGCTACAAAATTATTGGCTTTGTTTGCAGCTGTTCCATTGTTTAATAGATATGTGGTTGATACAGAAGCACCATCAGGTAAAGATTTACCAATAACATCGTTACCAAAATAAATCTGATATTTTCCACTTCGCTCTTCTTGTAAGAAAAACACCTCAGATGAAGCATCAATATCTAATATATCTGTTACTTTATTATAAACAGATGTTGAAGTATTACCCACACTTGGTGCAACAGTTACTTTTAGTGTAGTGGTATCAATATTATTATCAGGTAATGTAAATACTTGTTTTGGATTTGTAGCTGCATTATGTGTGAAATTATAGGTAACAAGTTGACCTTCATAAATTTCAAGATTCTCAAACACAAATTGACTATTGGCTTTTGTTACAGTTACATCATCAAGCACTACAAAATTATATGATTTAGAATCAATTTGATTTGATAGGAATGAAAAACCCTCCGATATGGTCATTGTAGCTGAAGTGGTTGTATTTGATTCTACTGAAAAATCAATCGTAGCTACTGGCGCTCTTGTAGAGTGTGGCACATAGTTTAATGTTTTGGCATGTGAAACAGCCGAATCTCTCAATAGTGCGGTATCAAGGAAAGCTTCATTGGCAACCATATTGAGATAATAGGCATTATAATGAGTATTATATGCTAAAATATCCAATAGAATGTTTAGACCAGCTCCATCAAAATCATAATCGGTAAATTCTGCTTGTTGATTTAGAAATGTTTTTAAGTTTGATTTTATGGTGTCAAAATCAAGTTCTGAAATGCGTAAACGGTCTGCCATGTTATCTTATTCGCTCTAGGAAAAAATTAATCGTAATTGGGTTTGGGTTGTTAATTATAAAAAATTCTAATACAACTTTAAAACCATTATTATCTGGATCAGGTAATACATCTACTTTAGATGTTCTTGCTCTTGGTTCAAAGTTATCAATTGTTTCAACAATTTCTCTTTCAATTTGAGAACCTGTTACAGAATCAACATTTTCAAATAAAAGTCGGCGTATATTACTACCAATCTCTGGTTGAAACAATCTTTCATAATGATTTGTTAAAATTAAGTTTTTAACCGAATTAATAATCGCATATTCATTTTTATGCGTGTTAATATCTTTCTTAACTGGATGAATTGTAAAATTCAAATCCAAATCTTTGAAAGACCTTGCGTTATCTATATCTACTGTAGCCATGTTCTATTTATTCTACCTTGGAAGCGGAATTGACATCCGAACAATCTGTTCCGCCAGTTCTTGTATCACCAGGACATGAGAAGTCGGTTCTACCAGACTGTCTTCTTTCATAGAAATTACCACCAATCCAACGATGATAATCACCATTATGTCTTATATGTGAATCGCCTTTGATGGTTTCAGTTTTACTACCCACACTTGCATTAAAAGCTCCACCCACAGTAAGATTGAAATTACCGGCAACTTTCCAATTAACATTACCGTCCACATACAAATTAACATTACCTTGGACATAAACCGAATCGTTACCAACAATTACACTAAACTTGTCTTTTTGGATGCGTTCTGCACGGTCTCCAGCAGGTCCCCATTCAACATATGAACCTGACCGATGGTATAAGTGTATTCTTTCGTTATCTTTTGTGTCATCAAACTCTAGGGCGTGTCCTGATTCACTCTCATATACATTATTATATGGGTAAGTGGCATTATAATATGGTTCTGGTTCTACCCGTGAAGCCTTCTTTGCCTTTTTTTGCGATACAATAGAATCATCTATGGTTTCGTTTCTTGCCAAACGTGAAGTTGATGGTTCATCCAATTTACGAGGATATACTGTTTGTGTTTCATTTGGTTTTACTGGTGCAGAGGTAAGAGCAACACCTGACCTTGGATCCGAGAAAGCCTCTTGTGGGTTGCCTTCTTTTAATGGAATGCTAGGAAATACACCAATCATAACTGGTTCTTGTGCGTTCTCGCCATCAACAAAGAAACCAAAAACCATGTCACCTTCTTTTGGTGCATATGGGTGAGGATTATTTACAGGAAGGCTAGGCATAGCCCATGGTAGATTTTCAGTTGGTAACTTCATCTTATCATCAGCATGCCAACCGACACATCTCACACGACAACGGCCAAGTTTTAGTGGGTCTTGACGGTCTTCAACAACACCCACCCACCAAGTGAATCCATTTTTACCAGCAAAATCTTTATTTTCGTTTTTCATTAGATATAAGTCATCAATTTATTATTTTGTTCAGGATGGCTTACAATATCGTGTTGATTATTAGTAGAACTAGAAACCATTTCAATAATCGTTTCGTGTTTATTATAACCAATAACATGTCTTGCGGCCACTATGAGATATTTACCATTTATACTAGGGTCTTCATTTGAATCGCCCTTTTCTTTAATTGCATAAACGGGAGCTGAAAAATTTACATTAAAACCAGAAGATAGTTGAAAATTACCAGGCATAACAACCTTTATTCTTTTATTGGTTAAATTTTTAAAAATTGCTTTTCTTTGAAACATATAATTTTCATAACCTTCGTCTTTTGAGATTGATGTTGGGTCATTCTGTTTAATATATTCTGAAAATTTTCTGGCTGTGCTAAAAAAACTTAAAACTTTACGAGCATCAAAAGAGGTATCATTAAATTTATTATCTCTGTTTTGAATAGCTGAATAATTTGGTTTTATATTACCGTGTTTCATGCTTGAATAGTGGTCATTATAGGTAATATTTCTTGTAGCAAAAGTTCTAGTTACAGGATCAAAACCAATAAATTTACCAGCATTAACACCACTCCTAGTTTTCTCAATAGAATCGTTTTGTGATATTACTTCAAAACTACGAGCAATACTTATTTGTCTAATAGAATTACTTTGTGATAGATTTTGTGGATCAAATTTAATATCTAAAATCTGTTCTTGTGTTAAAAGTGTGGACAATGAAACAAAATTATAACCAATGAGATTTTTAAAAAAAACATAATTTGGTGAATTTTGATTATCTAATGCTCTTTTGGCACACCATTTAATTGCATCTAATGGTGTTAAATTAGGTATGATTACATTACGAACACCTGAAGTTTCTTCGTGAATACCATTTAGTTGACTTTTTGGAACTTTAAGATAATCATCTAATATTTTCCTAACAATTGTTGAATAACTTGCTTCATAGTTTTGATTTACTTTCTGTTGGTCAGAATACATGAGTTCATCAGATACAAAATTAAGAACATAAGATTCACTACTTTGGTTTTTGTTTCTACGATTCGTTTGTTTATAAATTCTATATGCTTTTTTAATGCGAAAATTTTCAGAATCGTTATCTTTAGCCATATCAATTAAAATAACTTCTGACCCGTCAAATAAAAGTTTAGATGATAATCCAAAAGAATCGGTAATTAATATGTTACCGCTCATCACAGGCATAAACAAAGAATCATAAAGATTTAGCTCAATAAAAAGGTTAGTAATATCAAAAGAACCAATTTTTGATATAATTGTTATTTCATTAATTTTAAACTGTGAAGCGTCTTTTACCGTTAAACTCATAAGTTAATCGCCTCTAATCACACGCCTAAATTCTTTTTCTACTTCTGGAACAAAATCTTTCTTTAGTAATTTTATTTCTCTTTTAGCTTCATTTTCTTCTACCTCATAGTCATAATAAGTTTGTTTTTCTTTAGTGATAACTTCAGTCACAACAGCACCACTATCTAATGTATATGATGTGCTTGAAGCTGCCACATTTGCATAGGTGTTAGCATCAACTTGAAACTTTTCTTCAATTTCTGTACCATCTGAAGCCGTTCTTGTAATAATTTTATAATAATTTTTAGTATTATTAGTGCTTTGTGCCCATTGAAGACCTGAAACCGGTGTTGTATTAGCTGCACCGTTAGCTGTATATTTCGTATCAATGAATTCAATAAGAGTGTTATGTGATAATGGCCAATCAAACTGTGGGTCAATAATATCATTGAACAATAATACAATCCAATGCCTTTCAGGATTATCATAAAATTTAGAGGCGATAATCTCTGGTGTATCAGAATCTTTAACTGAATATTTGTAAAAAGCTGCTGAATTTTCTTTTAATTTTTTTTCAAAACCAAAACGAGCAACAATATTAGTAACAGAATCAAGTCCTGTTGTTTTTGTGTTACTTGTATAAAATGTTTTAGGATAGTAATTAAATAATTTTGCCATATTGATATGTTAAGTCTTGTATTGTAATGTGGGCAAATCTTTTCTAAAATCAGCTTTAGTAAGATATGTAATTTCTTTAAAGTTAAGTGTCATTTGAATTGCCACTGGCATACCCGTTCTACCTAATGTTGGTTTATTTTCACCAGGAACTTCATAAGCTGAAAATCCATTAGGCGCATAATTTATTTGAATTCTTTCTAACACACATTGACCAATTTGTGGAATGTTTGGATTTTCTGATCCGCCATAATAAAATGATAAGTCAAATTCTGAAGGAGGAATTAATAATCCATCATTTTGGCCAGAATCATTTAAACTTAAATCTGGTGCCTGATGATAACGCAATCTTTCTATTAGTTTTTGAACTTCTTCAGCTTCGGCTTCTGACCTAGGATAAAATAGAAAATCAAATTGGAAACTTCTAAAATCTGGAGCTGAATATAACATTTCAAGCATAGGATTTAAAACTTTACCTGTAGCTCCAAATAATCCTAATTTTGCAGTTTGTGGTGCTCCTGTTACTGATCCTAATACTCGCTCTGCAAAAAGTCTACCTGCACCACTTTTAGCAGCTGCTATGGCTGCTTCTGTTACACCATTAACACCTCCACCACCTCTTTTAAATGAATCAACTAAACCTGGAGCAGCCGCAGCTAACTGTCCAAAAACTTCATCACCCGGACGCATATTAGCATATGATTGAGTATAATCAAACTGTAAAGTATCAGGCATGTATAATGCAATCGCATCTGATGTGCGTGATGTTTTTCTTAAAAATCCAAAACCCTTGTCTGTGATTTTTTTAATTGAATTATCTATAACAGCCTGTGTAGAAAGACTAGGTAATCCATTATTAAAAAGTCCTCTAACTCCACTAGTTAAGGAATTAAGAGATTGGCTAATTCGGCCTGTACCTAATTTTTTGTCTATTTGGCTAGCAACATTTTTTAAAGATGATGATGGTGTATTTTTAGATATTAAATGTGGCGGAATGTTTTTTGGATTATTAAAAGACGGATTATTATCAAAAGCCGAATTGTTATCAATAGTGGGAGAAGTGTCAGTTGTAACCTGTTGCTCACGAATATATATAACCATATAATGACCTTTATCATAGTTACCTACATCTAATGGGTAACGAAAGGTATTATATTGATAATCCGTCCCTTCTAAAGCTGATAAAGGTCCGAATCCAGTATTTTGTTGTTTATTGAATTTGATGTCGCCTAGGCCAAAAAAAGACATATTTGCTTCCAAAGGTTATTTGTGTTAATTAGCATAGATAGTATTTATGTCATATAAAGGATGGTTCCGACCAAAAAACCCAACAAAATATAAAGGCGATGCTACAAATATCGTCTATCGTTCCAATTGGGAATTAAGAGTAATGAAGCATTTAGATATTGACCCTAATGTTTTGTGGTGGGCGTCAGAGGAGTTGTCTATTCGCTACAAATCTCCAGTTGACCAAAAAATGCACCGTTACTATCCAGATTTCATTGTTCGTGTTAGGCAAACTAACAATAAAGAAAACACATTAGTCATTGAAGTTAAACCAGAAAAACAAACCAAGAAACCAACTCAAAAGCGTAAAACGAAGACATTTATTCAAGAAGCCATGACCTATGCCGTCAACCAAGAAAAATGGAGAGCTGCCGACCTGTTCTGTAAAGAACATGGATGGGAGTTTAAGATTTTAACTGAAAAAGACCTTGGTATTTGAGATAAATAGACGATGGCATATTTAATAGACCGTATCAAATCATCTTTAGCGAAAGAAGGGTTAACTCCTCGTTCTAATCAAGCGAGAGCCTGGTTACAATCTAAAGTAGCAGAGTTAAGACCAACTCGTGCAGCTTTAATGCGTGATAGAAACAAATTAAGAGAAAGGTCAGTTATTGGTAAGATGTATTTCTACTTCTATGACCCAAAGACAAAAGATACAATGCCATACTACGATAGATTTCCATTGGTAATACCAATTGAATCGTATAATGATGGTTTCTTGGGACTAAACTTACACTATATTGCTCCAAAATATCGTATGACACTTTTGGATAAATTGAGTGTGACAGCCTCTAATGAAAGATATGATGAGAAAACAAAATTAAGACTGAATTACAGGTATCTGTCTAAAGCTTCAAGGATATTTGAAGCTACGCCATGTATTAAAAGATATTTGTTCAGCCAAATACAATCAAGATTTTTAGAAATAACAGCAGACGAATGGGATATTGCAGCTCTATTACCAATGGAAAGTTTTGTTGGTGCTTCAACCAGTAAAGTTCATGCTGAATCACAGGAACAATTTTAATGGCATTTTCACCTAATCTATTCTTATCTAATGTAAGAGCAAAAGACGGCTTAGCTAAACCATCAAGGTTTGAAGTTGTTCTTCCTATACCAACATACATTGGCAGTTTTGTAAGTAATTCTATCATTGAAAAGATATTGAATTTTCCTAATTCAGTATTCAATGATGTAACTGATGCTATCGGTTCTGCTTTTGGCAAACAAGGACAAAAAGATGACCAATCTAGGTCGTCTAGTCCAACTACATCAAGATATTTGGCTTTACAATGTGAAAGTGCTGAATTACCTGGTAAAACACTTCAAACCTATGACGCAAGGATTTATGGTCCATCATTTAAAGTGCCATATTTAACACAATATACAGACGCCACATTTACTTTTTTATGTACCAATCAGTTTTATGAAAGGAAATTATTTGACCGTTGGATGGAAGCTATTAATCCTACAGACACAAACAATCTTCGCTTTCCTAGGGGCAATACTACGAGATATACAACTAATATTAAAATTATACAATACGATGATTTTATAAAACAAATTTATGCAGTAGAACTAATTGATGCTTTTCCAATTGGAGTAGCAGCACAAGCATTAAACTGGTCTGAAGATGGTTTTCATCGTCTTTCAGTTCAATTTGCTTATCAGAAATACAATACGATTTATGAAGGAACTTATAATTTAGCAGCAGCTGCAACCGCATTATTTGGAGCAGCTGGTACAAGATTATTACCTTTAGGAAAAGCATTTACAAGATAGAAATTTAATTATTAAAGCGAGGTTATTATGTTACCAAAAATTGATGTGCCAATTTATGAATTGGATTTACCGTTATCTAAAAAGAAGGTCAAGTTCAGACCCTTTTTAGTAAAAGAAGAAAAGATATTGATGATGGCTATGGAATCAGATACGGATGATTCTTCACTTTTAGCTATCAAACAAATTATTACGAATTGTTGTTTAAGTGATAATGTAGATGTTGAAACTTTACCAATTACAGACCTTGAGTATTTCTTTTTGAATTTAAGAGCTAGGTCCGTTGGTGAAGTTGTAGATTTACAATACAAATGTAATAATAAAGTCAAAGATGAAGAATCAGGTGAAGAAAAAGATTGTGGTAATGTAGTTAAGCTTGAAGTCAATGTGTTAGATATTAAACCAGAGATTTCAGAAAACCACACTACAAAAATACCACTATCACCAAAAATGGGTGTTATGATGAAATATCCATCTTTCAAAGTAGTAGAGGAAAATGAAAAGATTGAAGGTGGCGAAGTTGAGAAATTGATGAATGTGCTTTTGAGTTGTATTGAATCGGTTTATACTGAAGATTCAATCTTTTATGCTAAAGATATTTCAAAAGAAGAATTATCTGAATTCGTTGAGAGTTTAACTCGTGACCAGTTTAGTAAAGTTCAAGAATTCTTTGATACGATGCCAAAAATTAAAAAAGAATTAGATTTTACATGTAAAAAATGTGGTTACCACGAAAATATTACAGTAGAAGGCCTACAAAGTTTTTTCGTATAACCTTTCGTTATGATAATCTGAAAAACTATTTTGAAACAAATTTTGCATTAGTGCAACATCACAAATATAGTTTAGAAGATATTGAACATATGATGCCGTGGGAAAAAAACATCTATGTTAGTATGTTGATTAATTACATTAAAGAAGAAAATGAAAAGATTCAACAACAAAAAATATTAAACAAGAGATAAAGAAATATGGGTGCAACATTTACAGATATAGTTAAAACACAGCGTGAACAAGGCGCTGGAGTTTTCAGTTCACTAGGCAAAGCTGCAGGACAAAGAACACTAGAACGGATAGACCCTCGCAACTATTTGTTCAGTAGGACTGGTCTCATATCAGCTTTATTTCCTAGCGTAAAAGGATATCAAGCAAAAGGTGCTAAAGATGTATCAACATTAAAATCATCAAGTACCTCACTATCATCTGGCCAAACTGATTTGATTGTCAACAAATTAGATGAGTTGAGAGTTGAACAAAGAATAACATCAAAAAATAGTTTAATGTTGCCTCTTATAGCTCGTGATATGAATATCATGCGCCAAAATATTCTTAAACTTGTTAAATTATCTGGTGGTAAACCATCTAGCCGTGCAGATTCTTTTTTCTTATCAGCTAAACAAAGAGAAGAACAGATTGAATCTAAATTTGGTAAAAAAGTAACATCACCAACAGCTGTAACTTCAAAGGGTGATAAAGAAGAAAAAAGTGGCGGTTTAGGTTCTATATTAAGTGGATTAAAAGTTATAGGTGGAGCTTTACTTTCTGCTTATCTTTTGAGTAGTAAGTTTAGAGAAATGGTAAATGGACTTTTGAATAGTTTATTTGAAAGTATTTTAGGTCCAGAAAACTGGGGCGCTATTAAGAAATCAATAAGTGATTCTATACAGGGTATAAAAGAAAGTATTATGAAATCAGCTGGAATAGATCCGCAAAAAATTGATAAAACAATGGAAGTTGTTAAACAAGGAGGCAAAGCTGCAGCTGTTACCGCTGGCGCTCTATTAGCGAACAAATACATTAAACCGATTGGTGAATCTGCAACCACGAGCGGAATTAAAACAAAAGAATTTGGTAAAAAAACAAAAAGAGTAGCTACTAATATAGAAAAATCTGCATTAAAAGGCCAATTAACAACAATATTTAATAAAATAGCAAAAAAACCTTCAATGTGGAAAGCTTTTCTTTCAGCTTTGGCTCAAAAGTTTGGTATTACAACTATTTTAAAACTTGGCGCTCTTGGAATAATTGCAACCGGTGCAGCTGCAACTGGTGTTGGTATGGTGGTTTCATGGTTAATCATATCAGTAAATTATTTAACTTTACTTGAAATTTTAAAATTTGCTTATGATTGGTATAATCTAAACAAAGGTGAAGATGATACTTCACCATCACCGGTAGATAAATCAACAAGTAATCAAATTGGTCGTGAGGCTGATACTTCAGACACAACACCGGTAGATAAATCAACAAGTAATCAAATTGGTCGTGAGGCTGATACTTCAGACACAACACCAAGTATGTTGACATCAAAACCTTCTTCTATTAATGAAGAATCCGGTGATGTGTCTTTTAATCAATTATCTAAAGGAGAACAAGATTCATTACTTGATGCTCAAGCTAGACAAGAGGGGTTTTTTAAAAAAGGATCTATCGCTAATAGATTAAATAATCCAGGAAACATTACATATACTGAAACGAATAAAAATTCTGAATGGGTTGGAAAGTTAGGCGGAGTTGCTGGAGATACAGTAAAAGGTCCAGATGGTAAAACAAGAACATTTGTAAAATATCCTACACCTGAAGCTGGACGAGCTGCACAGAGAAAATTATGGGAAAATGTGTATGGCAGTAAACCTATAGGTGATGCTTTAGCTAAATGGGTTGATCCTAGTGATTCAACTTCATTCAATAACTATACCAAAGATGTTTATGCTTCAATTAATAGAACACCACAAACAGGCATGACTTTAGCCTCATCTGTTCCGTCTATAAACGATATTGGTAAATTCTTAAATGAAGGTTCGGTTGAATTTGAAAGTTTGATTCGTGAGTTTCTTAAATCAACTGGTGAAGTTACTATCAATAGCGATTCATCAACCAAAGTATCTACAACAAATGCAAGTCAAGATGGCCCACCAGGTAGCGCTTATGATACTGACATGTTTACTGCGATGGTTGATAGTGCAGTAAATTATTAATAAT